ACCCAACCCGCAGCTCACAGGAGATACGAGACATGAACGCAGTTTTCAGGCAACGCGGCGACGCCATCGACTACATCCCGGCTTCCGACGTGAACGCCGGTGACGTGGTGGTCCAGAACGACCTGATGGGGATCGCCAAGCTGGACATCAAGGCCGGTGAACGCGGGGCCCTGGCCCTGACCGGCGTCTACACGATCCCGAAGGCGACGGGGGCCGGAACGGCCATCGACGCGGGCGTGAAGCTCCACTGGAACGCCAGCGGTGCGGTCGTCACGCCCGACGCGGACGACGGGGGCACGCCGCCCACGGCCTACCCCTACCTCGGCAAGAGCATTCTCGCCGCCGGGGACGATGACGGGACCGTCCAGGCGAGGCTCGATCAATGACCGGGCAGCGCCCGGAGGCATACGTCGCGATGACGGTCTCCGGGCGTGCCATCGCGGTTCGCCGCGTGCGAAATCAGAGGTGAATCCATGCCAAACATCCTGGGAAAAGCCGCCGAATGGCTCGAGCGCAAACGCCATCAGCATCTGACCACCGCCGTGTGGTTCGAGCGCGACGGCAGGCGCATCGGGCTCCAGGCCACCATTGGCAGGACCCGGTTCGAGAGCACCGACGAATATGGCCGCGTGCTTCACACCGAGTCCCGCGACTTCCTGGTCCGTGCCGCAGACCTGGTGATCGACGGCACGGCGGTCCTTCCACGGCCCGGCGACATGATCATCGAAGGCGACCGGCGCTACGAGGTGATGTCTCCCGCGGGCGAACCCGAGTGGCGCTGGTCGGACGTGAACCGAAGCACGCTGCGCATCCACACCAGACAGACCGGCGAGGAATAGACCCGATGCCCAACGGCACCACCAACAACCCGGACAGCCGCGACCTGTGGATCGTGGTGAACGAGATGCGCGAGGACGTCGCGGAGATGAAGGCGATGCTCAGGCTGCACATGAGCGATCCCAGCATCCACCATCGCCCGCCCTGCGTGCAGGTCCACGAAGTGCAGAAAACCATCCTCGCGGCTGCGGGAGCATCGCTGCTGGCTCTGCTGGCGGCCATCGGCTCCATCGCCGCCGCGCTGCTGAAGTGAGGTAACCGAACCATGGCCACCGTCACGTCAATCGCCAATGCCGTCGCCGCCAGGATGAACGCGACCGAGTTCTCCCGGGAATTCGAGGCCGAAGTCGTATTCCGCCCGATCTTCGACCTGCGCAACCTGCGCAGCCTGAAGGTCTCGGTCGTGCCGCGCGCGGTCAGCTTCGAGCGCGCCAGCCGTCAGGCCAGCTCGCGCCTGGTGCAGGTGGACATCGGGGTCCAGCGCAGGCTCGGTGAGGACGGCGACATCGAGCAGCTCCTCGAACTGGTCGAGGAGATCACCCTGTGCTTCGGCGTCGGAAAGCGGCTGCCTGGCTACCCCGAGGCGCTCTGCGTGGAGATCGAGAACGAGCCGGTCTACGCGCCCGAGCACATCGACCAGTACCGGCAGTTCACCAGCGTCGTGACCCTGACTTTCGAGGTGATCAAGTGAACAGCACCATCATGCGCCGCATTGAGGTCGCGACCGACTACCAGCCCCTGTCGGAGACGCCGCTGGTCGGCTCGTTCGAGATCAGCGCCGTGCCGACCAACGCGGCGACCGTGTTCTTCCAGGGCGACGACGGCAGTGATGTGCCGTGGATGCCCGGCGAATACCACGCCGTCTATCGGGTCGATCTGTCGCGCATTCTGGTCAAGGGCACCCCCGACGACCAGATCACCGTCATCGGGGGGACCTGGTAATGGGCTATTTCACCGCTCTATCCGGCGCGACCGGGCACGAGCACGCCAACAAGGCTGTGCTCGATGCCCTGCTGAATGCGGGAAGCGGGGCAGTCATCACCGAATCCGAACGCGCCTCGCTGGACGGGCTGTTCACGATCCCGCCGGGAACCGAAACCATCTGGGACGGCAGTGCCCCGGAAACCCTCGGTGAGGCCGTTTCGAAGCTGGCAGTACTGCTGGCCAGGCATGTGGGCGTTTACAGCGAACCCAACACGTAAGCAGAGGAGAACAGAGCCATGGCAGACCACAGGATACTGATCGGCGACCTGCAGAGCGGAATGGTCGTGCACCACGAGAACCAATGGGTGGAGAACGACCGCGTCACCGACCCGCAGGGGCGGTCCCTTGCCCTCGCCTCCGAAGTCGCGGCCGCAGCCTACGGCATCGGCGGCGCTGTCGACACCTATGCCGAGCTGCCCGACCCGGCCACGCCGCCGCCGGAGACGCTCTACATCGTCCGACAGGACACCGGCGCGCCGAACGGCAACGGCCTTTACCGCACTGAGGGCGATCCCGCCGCGTGGGTGTTCCTCGACGCCCTCAATCTCCAGAAGGCCGCCGAGGTGCCCTACGACAACGGCGGGTCCGGTCTGACCGGCACGACGGTCCAGGCTGCGGTCGACGAGATCGCGACCCAGGGCACTCCCGTCGCGGGAGACGGTCTTGAGGACAACGCCGGGGTCTGGTCCGCGCGGCTCGACAACGACACCCTCGAGATCGGAACGGGCGACACGCTCGTAACTCTGGCCGGTGCCGGGTCGCCCGCCGAGGCCAACGCGGTCTACAGGGATACGGGCGCAGACTTCGGCGGCAAGTCGGTGTGGTCGCCGGACGGCATCGACCTCAATCTCGTCCACTTCGACATCAGTGCGGACCTGAAGCAGTGGTGGCTGATCGATCGGCTTCCCGAAGCCATCGGACAGATGCCGGGCGTTCAGCTTGAGGGCGGCGAGAATTTCCTGACCGGGCCCGATCAGGTCGACGGCGTCTACCTGCTTCAGTCCGGTGAACACCTCCAGACCGATGCCGTGTATTCGAAGTGCGGTGCAATGGGCCTGACGTTCATCACCTTCGATCAGGGCCTCGACAGGTGGGTCTTTTCGCAGGGCGGCTACATGGGGCCCGTGTTCAGGGCCGTCAACACGGGGTTGGCCGGGCTGACCGGGCCCTGGGAGGACGCAACCGGCGGTGCCGGTGTCACTGCTCCCACTTCGGTTTCAACCGCTCTGTCTCTGCTTCGCGCTGACAATGCGTGTTTTCCGGACCGATTCTACCTGCCGGACGCTTCGGCCCTGACCTCGAACGTCACATGGAAGAGAGTCGGCGTACACAGCAACGGCACGTGGATCTACGGTGATGTCGCGGGAAGCGACATGAGCGTGATCTATCACGACGGCTCACGCTGGGTGGTGTGGCAGGCTGCCATGCCGATGGGACAGAGCAGCACAGAGGTACCCGAATCCACTTCTCCGGTCGGGCTTGGATTCGAGAACACCGAGCAGCCCGGCCCCATGGGAACGGCCGAGGCGGAGGCCCACTTCACCGGCGCGACCGACGCCGGGAACTCTCCGGCGGATGCGGCGACCTTCGCGGCCGCCCGTCACGGCACAGGCACGGCCACCGTCACGCTCGGCACCGGCGCGGGGCCCATTCGCGTTGCCGATGAAGGGGTGGGCGCGGCTCAGCTCGCGGCCGCCGTAGCCGGGACCGGTCTGGTTGGCGGCGCGGGCAGTCCGCTTGCCCTGGCTCCCTACGCGGACGGCACCGACTACCAGAGCGGCAGCGCCTGGGACGGGACCGCCCCGACGACCTACGGGGAGGCCATCGACCGCATCGCCTCCGCGCTGGCCCTCCACTTCGGCACCGCCATCGGGGGCTGATCATGATCCGCATGAAGGCAACCGGGCGGTTCGATGCCAGGAAGCTCAAGCGGCGCGCAGCACAGGGCTCAATCCGCTCCCTGGGACACGCCGGAGCTGCGCTGCGCCTGACTGCCAGGCGGAGCATCCGGCGATCCGCGAAAGCCTCGCGGCCCGGACGGCCGCCGCACACGCGTCGCGGGCAGCTCAAACGAGCCCTGCGCTACGCGGTGGAGAAGAGCCGCGAGCGCGTGCTCATCGGCCCGACCTGCACGGTCGTGGGCCGGTCCGCCGCCGCGCACGAGTTCGGCGGCCGCTACAGGCGGCAGGTGTACCCCAGGCGTCCGCTCATGGGCCCTGCGCTCGAAAAGATCAGGAGCAGGCTGCCGCGCATGTGGGCCAACTCCGTGAAGGCATAGGAACCGATTCAACCGGACGGGCGCAGGCCCGGCCACCAACATCACCGGCAACAGGAGACCTGAACGATGTCGATCAAACTCGGAATGGAAGCAAAGCTCTACCACGGCCCGGCGGGCGCAACCGCCACCACGGAGCTCACCAACGTCAAGGACGTCACGCTGAACCTGGAGTCCGGCGAAGCCGATGTGACCACCCGGGCGAATGCCGGATGGCGGGCCACTGTCGGCACGCTGAAGACCGGTTCGGTCGAGTTCGAGATGATCTGGGACTCGGACGACGCGGGGTTTGCCGCGATAAAGGACGCCTACTTCGGCAACACGCCCATCGCCCTGGCGATCCTCGACGAGGAAAACGGCGAGGGCCTTGATGCCGACTTCTCGATCACCAGCTTCAGCCGCAAGGAAGCGCTGGAGGAGGCGATCACCGTGTCGGTCACGGCCAAGCCGACCTACTCGACCCGTGCCCCGGCGTGGGTGGAACCGACGCCGTAAACACTGGCTTGCGGGGCGGGTTGTCGCGTTCCGGACGCCTGTCCCGCCGCCTGATTCCCATTCTCAACGGAAGGAGTGTTTACCGATGAAGACCTTCAACGACAATGCGGGCCGCACCTGGACCGTGGCGATCAACGTGGCCGCGATCAAGCGCGTCCGCACCGCGCTCGATGTGAACCTGATGGAGGCGGTCGAGGGCGATCTGCTCGAGCGGCTGTCCTCCGACCCCGTGCTGCTCTGCGACGTGATCTACGTGGTGTGCAAGCCCGAGGCCGACACCCGGAACGTGAGCGACGAGGACTTCGGCCGGGCCATGGCGGGCGACGCCATCGAGCACGCCACCACCGCGCTGCTGGAGGAACTGGTCGATTTTTTCCCCCGGGGCAAGCGCCGGGTGCTCCACAAGGCGCTTGCGAAACTCCAGGCGGTGGAAGCGAGGGCGGT